ATTTCCGATATGAAAATCTAAACTATAGCATCTTATATATCCGTAATTTGGCTCTGCGTACATTCCCCTTGTTCCTGCATAAGTAATTTTGATTAAATATTTTTTACCTTGATCTATATTGATAAAACCATCATTTACAACCACTAATGGCGCAGTGGCATTATAATGAAACATATCATTGCAAGCAAGAACATTATTTGTGGCGGCTAAAGAATTAACATGTATCTTGTATTCATAGCTACTCACACCTTGTACAAAGATTATTGCCCCATCAGGTAAATCTATCGGATCAAAACAAAGGTAAATTTCATCTGACTGAGTAACATCTATATGATAGATATTGTTTCCAGAAATTTTCTTATTTTTGGAATATGTACCTTTGAATACTGTGTCTTCAGGATCAATTTGTCTTGTTTTATTGATAACTCTTCGCAAATCCAAACCTTTTGAAGTGTATTCCAGATCGGATGCACCTTGATAAAAAATCGGAATATCCCAATACGATGAATTTCTCTCCATCATGTAAGGTTCATCGTGTACCAAACGATCCATTGTATATAGAGAATATAGTGTATAAGTATCTAAAAATATCACCTGTTCTTCAGGAATCTCCATCACATTTGTTTTTTGAATCAGTTTTGCAGTGTTTGAGTCGAAATATACTCTCACACAGATAAGACGATCTTTAGCCCCGCTTGGACAGGTGCCAATGTCTGTATAACCATCTTGTGTTCGAATTCGCGCACAAATGCCATTTGCAAAAACTGCACCGTCTGTAACAAATATTCTTCCATTAGAATAGACGCTGGAGCCGAGATAATTTCTCGGTTCCAACCCTTCGTAAACACCATTTGGAATTACAGGACTGAAATAATTCTGCCAATTCGTTTGGATCAATTGGGTGACGCCTTCAATAAAAAGGACATCGTCAAAAGTGCCGATAACCATTTCTTCCATAGTTACTCCAATTCTCCCGCCCACTGTAGATAATCAACATCTGACCTGAGCTTGAATAATTCATCAAAAATCTTACCGAGCTGACCCCGTTCCACAGTACCGACAGTCGGTGTCACCGTTTCATCTGTGTGAGTCAACTCCGTTTTCACTTGCAGGATTCTTCGTATATACGTCTGATTATGTGCGACAATCCCAACAAAATCACCAAGATTCCAATCTGTCCGATACCGCAAAAATGCACCGTCAGAAGTCAGTACTGCTGAGAATCCGACGTTCTCTTCAGACATTTTTTCAAGCTGTAGATCAGCATCTTCCTGTAACTCTGACTGCTCGACTGACCGGACATCGTGAAAGTATTCGATTCGTCCCCACTGCTTGATACTCTCTTCATTCTCAGCATAAGCAAAAGACCGTTCTGTCTGCTCTCCCTGACCGCCGGAAATGACACAATTTCCTTCCGGCGTTTCTGCCAAATAAGATAGCGTCAGTACAGAGTTCAACTCTGTAGAAAACAAAATCACACGGGAAATATCGTTGCTTCTTTGAATAACAAACGATACCTTATGTGTTCTCGCATCCCATACAGGAGAAATCGAAAAGTTTTGTGCATCCAACAGCGGCTGAATGACCTTCAGAATTGTCTGAAATCTCAGCTTTACGGATATTGGTTCTCCATAGCTTTTTATGGCTACTGATTCAAACAATGGCTCGATTCTCTGTGGTATCGCATTCTGTCCCATGTTCTTATTAATGAGTCGTTGTATAACAGTCGCTAACTCTCCGGTGTCTGTGTAGTATGCGACGGTTGATGTACTTCCATGTTCAGGATCAGGATAACACACGCGACGGGTCAGATAATCAAGATCGCTGACACCCTGTACCGTCCATGTATAAAGCTGTGAAAATGCGTCATAATCTTCGGAAATTTTTTTCACTGGACCGGAATAATAGTAATCACCATTCTTATATACAACGATTCCATCACCAACTACAAATGGACAGCGTTCTGGAACCGTGCTTTTTATTGTCCAACTTCCTATATCATTCAGAATTTCAATAATCGACAGAGAAGCGATGTCAACAAGACGATCTCTGAATGTCCCGTTCATTCCTCTGATATAAATTGCATACTCCGAATACATAAGACCTCAAGCGGCTAAGTAGTTGTTCATAGCAATGACCTTCAACGGATAATCTTCTCCAACAGTTGTTGTTGTCAGATAGCTCTGTCCGTGTGGCATTGGCAATGATAAGCTGACAGTCTTCCAGACAAGCGATCCCATAGCTGTCGTTTCTGTACCGTCTGCATGACGGATATAGGCTCTTTTGTATTTCTCTCTCGTATCAATAACAAGAGTGTCGTCTTTTTTCATGACGAGATTGTCAAATTCAATATATGTATGTACCGAAGCATTTCGGATAGTAATGCTTTTTCGCGCTCCGTAAATTTCATAAATCGGATCAACTGCACCGTATAGCTTGTTTATTAGCAGTTTTTGTGCGGAAAGATTTCCCCATCCAAGACACCAACCACTAAGTGTTAGGTTGTCGGAGAGTGTAATGATATCTCCTTCGTTATACTCTGCTTCCTGAACACTCTCAATACTGTAAAAATACGGGTCAGCGGCATAAAATTCAAGCTCAAAACTGCCAAACGTCTGGTAATCGTCCATAACGTCCATCCCACCGGAATAAGCACAGTTGAGATGCACTTTCAGTCCATCGGAACGGGTGATATACAGCTTCCCTACATCGCCATTGCTTGTGTCCATCAGACGGTCTATCATGTCGTGGAAGTACCTGTCCCGTGCGGCTTCAGTCTTTCCGGTGACGATCAACCGGATGCTCACTGTCCGTGGCTGTTTGATGGTATTGACGATTCGGATATTCCCATTGACATACTTTTCTGTGACAATATCTACTAAAGGAGCGTTGAAACCTCTCCGCTTGCCAATTTCCCAATATTTGGTGATTGTCGGAGAGGATATAATCGTCTTTATCCCAGACGGATTGACATATTCGAGTGATTTAAAAACCCTATCAGCCATATGCCACCTGCTCTTCTAAGACATTCAGAACGGCAGACTTGAGCTTGCGTCTCATGCTCCGCTCATCATCATACACATCTCCCTGAATCGTGATGTACACATCACCGTTCCCACCATATATTCCTGATGTCTCTTTTGCGTTGTGGACATACATGGAGCGTGTCGGAGTTACAAGTTCGGGCCCAAGTTCGCCGACGAGATAGGTTGTTCCTGCGTCCATCCAACCGCCGGAAGCACGACCGCCGCCAAAACTAACGCCACTTCCAGCACTCGACAATTTTCTGAGTGCGTCGATTGCATCATCAACAGCATTGACAATGGCTCTGCATCCTGATTCAACACCGGAAGGATCAACCTTCGGTTTCACTTCCATGTTGCCAAATTCTTTGAGTTTGTTAATGGCTTTATCAACATAATCGTTGAACGCCAGAACAAAGGTGTTCATCAGACCAAGAATACCGTTGAAGGTCGGCCCCAGACCGTTCAGAATCGTTTCGACCTGTGCTTTCGTGACATTGGAAACCGCGACGATCTCAGATGCGTATTTCTCAGCTTGCGTGACGGAATCTTTGGTAACATTTACCATCTCCCCCGTCTTGCTTTGGATGCTTTCTTTCGATATGCCGAGTTCACGTTCAAGACCGGACAGGCGGGTGTTGATGCTTTCGTTCGAATTCTTCACTGTCCGATCCATATCGTCTGTGTCATTCTTTATTTGCTTTTTGACCAGTCCCATCCCTTCCGCTATACTTTTTATGAGCTTCGGAATGGCAAGAACAACACCTGCTACAAGTGCCAGAATGATTTCTCCACCCATAATGATGAGATCAGGAAGACTGTCGATTATGACATCAATAATCATCGGAATCATTTCTCCGATTGCTCTGCCGATTTTGTCTATATTCTTCAGGATTCCTTCGACGACAGATGCGATAATCAGTAAACCGATCCTAATAATTTCCGGAAGATTTTCGATAAATGTCTTGACGATGAATAGGATCAGGTCTACCACAGAATCCATGAGCTGAACAGCGTTATCTGCGATGCCTTGACCAAGTGCCAGAACAAGAGCGATTGCCAGTTCGAAAAGCACTGGAAGAATGTCTGTCAGCAGTGAATCAAGCATCCTGACAAAAGCGTTTACAAGGTCTGGAAGAATATCAATCAGCGTCTGACCGATAGTCTGTACAAAGGACGGGAATGCATCCACAAGAGAATTGACAATGGTCATAGCAGTTGAAATAAGTATCGGAACAAGTGTATTGATTAGATCCGGCAGACGTTCTGCGATCATTGGCGCAAGTTTCTGAATAAGTTCTGCGATTCCATAAAGTGTTTTTTCTACAGCAGGGATGATATTCTCACTGAATTTCTCAACGGAGTACATCAGGTTGTCTAAAGCCACATCAAGCTCAACACCGCCTCCAGCGAGAGATGTCATCAAATCCTGCGCGGATGCTTTCACCATGTTGAGAGAACCGGAAATCGTTTTTTCCGCTTCTTCTACTGTGGTGCCGGAGATGTCAAGTTCTTTCTGCACAACGCTGATGGCATTGATGATATTGTCGAATGACATACTTCCGGCATCAACAGTAACATTGAGTTCATTCTGAATTTCTGTCAATGTTGCAGCATGCTCGATCAGACGGGCCATTTCTTCTTTTGTGCCGCCATAACCAAGTTTCAGATTATCGAGCATGGTGTAATTCTGTTTCGCAAAACCCTGGTAAGCGTTCTGAATCGATGCCATGTCAGTGCCCATTTTATTGGCATTGTCTGACATGTCTATCAGCGCACGATTCGCATATTCAGCAGCTTTCTCTGTATCTCCGCTAAGTCCCTGAATCAGCGATGCCGAAAATGAAGTGACAGTGCTCATGTATTCATTTGCACTTACCCCGGCAGTTTTATACGCCTCGGAAGCATAGTTCTGAACTATATCAGCAGATTCTTTGAACAGCGTTTCCACGCCACCGACTAACTGTTCATATTCCGCATAACTTTCGACAGCAGTTTTTGTAATGGATACAATTCCAGCAGCGGCAGTTCCGACAGCCGCGATAGTTGCCGTTCCGACAGCCGCTCCGACTCCGCCAAGAACTGTTCCGAGATTAGACAGAAATCCTTTTCCCTTTTCTCCGGCATCATCCAGAGCTTTGTTATATTCATTGCTGTCAAGTGTCAGCTTCGCGAAAAGTTCAAATACATTCATGCAAGCTCCAGTCCGGCACGTCCGACAATATCGGCAACAATTTCATCACCGCTTTTTGTTTCAGTTTCTGTTTGCTGTTTATTGATAATGTCGTAGAATCTTGCGCCTACCATTGTTCCCCCGGCGAATTTAGCTGTATTTTCGGTCAAAACTTTCAACGAATCTGTTACAAAGATTTTGAAAATCAATTCTTCTTGTTCTCTCTTGTATTCAGAGAGTATGAGCCGGATTATGACTCCGGCTCTGAATGATCTGCATTGGCTGAGGACTCTGTAGGCTGTGTCCCGTCCTCTGGTTTGACCGAGGATAAAAAAAGGCTCATGAATTCCTTGTCGTTTGTCAGCTCGACTGCACCTTTGAAAACATCAAAGACACTCAATTCATTCGGATCGGTGCCGTTGATCGCGCACAGGATCGTCAGCACGTCTGTCTTATGAGTTTTGAGCAGATTCGGAATTTTTTCTTTGATTTCCCGAAGACCAAGCTCTGAATCCGACTCGCCTTTCTGTCTTTTATTCCGGAACAACTGCAGATTTTCCTGATCTGCTGCTATATTAGCGATTGGTTCAATGAGGTCAGCAATGACTTCAACTGCTTTTTCGCCTTTGATTTCACTCAGCTTCATGCGTTCTCCTTATGCCGCTACCACACGGATGTAGTAGGTAACTTGGTCATCATATTCAGTTCCTGCTGGAACTTCGGTGTATTCGTAAGAACCCTCTTCGCCGGATCTTGTGTAGTATGTGACACCATACAGGAAACCGTCGGTGAGTTCAGCATCGACATATTCGTAAACGACAGGCGGTTCAGGATCAGGCTGAACATCCGGTTGATCGGAACCAGTCTGGATGTAGAATTCCATCGGAACAAGATCCTGGGCATCGATGCTGACGTGCCCGGTGAATTCCACAGAGAACTGACCTTTATCCTTGTCTGCTGTCTTCATGGAGAATCCGCCAGTATTCAGTGCGTTCATGAGATGGATCGCGACAAACCCACCATTTGTGTTCCCGTTCTTGTCAGAATAGTCGCCAACGAACCAAACATCAGTGAAGTCAGTAATTTTCAGATCAACACGAGGCTTGATTTTCGTGGAATCAGAACCGTCGATGTCTGCCGCACCGAGCATAACCTTTGCCAGTGTCGTGCTGACAGTAACGAAAGTTCCGGAAATCTTACAATCCCAAGATCGAATTTTCTTGAGCTCCATCATATTTTTCGGGCAATTGTCTACGTTTTCACCGTAGTCAAAATACTCCGGCGTGCAGGATGCAGCGATACCCCCGGTTGTAGCACCGAGAATATTCGCAGTAGTAACCGTTCCCGTAGACGGAACAAATCCAGTCGCACCTTTGACGAGGATTCCCGCATTGACCTGTAGTGTCTCGAAGGTATCAGTTGGAATTTGTGTAAACTTCATAATTTACCTCTTACTCAGCGGTGATAAACTCCGCTTCAATATTTATAAAAATTCGTCTGACCATATCATTCGTGTCAGACATTCTTTGAGCAAACGGAGAGCCTCTTTTGATCCAGACTGCGCCACCGTCGATTGGTATCATCTTCCCGCCTCTCCCGATTGCTGACTGTATTTCTGTCAGCTTCGTTGTAACCTGTGACCATGATGTGCCATAGTCCCAAAGAGAACCACTCATAGCACAGTATTCGCCAAGATTCCCGACAACAGCATCATATGTGATGTATGGGAACGACGGTTTGTCATCCCCATCAGGTACGGTGTTTTCATCGTAAGCAGGAATCCCGAATGACGACCAGAACGTTTGGAGTGCCTGAAACTTATCCATTTGACGGTAAAGAGAACTCCTCCGCAGTCACTTGTCTCATGTTGAGAGAAGCAGAATCAGGTGTAAATTTATCGTCGCCATCGGAAGTTACACGGAATATCTTCTTGTCGGAATCCCGACGAAAAACGTCATGATATTCAAGCGTGATAGCTTTCTGTGTTGTCACTGTGTAAAGACTCGTGACTCCTGCCGCTTCTGCCTGACGTGCCTGAATAGACGTATCAAAGACAATAGCGGCATTGAATTTCACACCTTCATCCCATACAGTCGTATAACCACCATAACCATCATCGACTTTCCGCTTGTCAAGCATCGTGCATGACGACATCGCTTCTTCTAAAAGAGACACTTTATGACCTAACCTTTCTCCATTGGTTCAAGCGACTTGCGAAAACGCTCTGCCATGTACCGGAGTTTCCAGAATTACCTTCTGTACCGGAACTGCGGCTTCCTTTTGTGTAACTGTATCCACCGAACGATTCAGATTGAAACGGAGACATTGCCGTACTGTTCACACCGCCGTATTTCTCCTGCCATGATTCTATGTCAGAAGCAAGGTTGATAACATCCTGAGGAACAGCCATAAGCCAAACTGCTCCGTTAAATGTTTCATCTGTAAGCACAGGGCGATGCGTTTCAGGATGATCCTGTGAAGGTGTTACTTCCGGCTCGTATTTATACACTCCATCGTTGAAAACACTGCCGACGATCCGAAAATACTGGTTCGGCAGGATTCCTGTTTCGGAGAGGTCAAGCCATCCGTCTACGATTTTGAAAGTTCCGAAGAATCGGTTGTTTGTCCCATCCTTCGGATTCTCGTCAAACCAGTTTTTCAGTTCTCGGCAGAGTTCACTCAACATCATTTCTTTTTGTTCGCTTTCGCTTCGGTTTTTCTTCTACAACTGCTCCCACAACTGCTTTCTGTTCTTCCACAACTGTAGATTCTTTGACAAGTTGTATGAGCGGTTTGTGGATGCGATTCTTATCAGTCAGTAACTCATCTACCCTTTCGGGTGAAGGTGAGTACCCCTTGCGAGGGTACTCATCTCCAACGTAGTACGGATGGTTACAATCCTGTAAGTCAGCAAAGGCTTTGATTACTTTGTACTTCATACCTTTTTTACGCTCCCGGTGTCATTGTTACTGTCACCGTGTACTCTGTTGATCCACCGTATTCAGACACCGTAATCGTCAGCGTGTTCTCTCCCTCAGTCCATGTAGCGTTACCGCCATTTTCTACAGGAGTGTCACCAAGCAGGATCGCGATCTCAGCATCTGCGTCGGTTGCCGTTGCCGTAACTTTGTCGGCTTCGTTTGCTGTTGTGGCTGTGTACTCCGTCACATCACTTGAAAATGCCGGAGTAAGTTCTACCGACCCAATCGCCAGCCCCGAGAGGGTCGTTATCCTTTTACCACAACATCGACAGGACCGCCAGTGGCGACAACCTGACCTGCGGCATTTGTGGCAACCATGGTCATCTTGTAACCAGAGGTGAAGCCAGTGACATCATCTGCAACGCCGTTGACCATAGTGAGCTTCGTCCAACCTGCAGGAATTGCGGCGCCATAATCAGGAGCAGTCGGAGCAGTACCGGATGCGTCTTTGGCGTAGAAAGTCCAATCGGCAGGAATGGTTTCAGGAGCAGTCACGGTCAGTTTCGTCGCACCTGTGGTCTTACCTGCGGCACCGGAAGTGAAGGTGATGGAGTCCATAGAACCCTTGTAATTGACATTGGCAATACCGTCCAGATATTCAGCCATCAGGGTCATACCCATGAGAGCGTAGGATTCGGAAACGGCAGTCTTGTAATCGCCCTGAACATGGAAACCAATGAGATTGGTAATACCGTCAGTAGTGTATTCAAGACCTGCTTTGCGGAAGTCGCTGTCATCGGGAGAAACATAATACAGGATCATGTTTTCGACCGGAGTGGCGAGGATGATACCGCGTGCAACTTCGGATTCAGTGCAGAGGAACAGCTTGCTGTAACCGAGGAAATTCTCGATATAGTTCATACCGAACTGGCTCTGAACAGTGATGTTCGCGGCGCCGAGATAGTCATAAGCATCGAGGATATTGCAGAAACCAACGATTTCAGTAATACCCTTGTGCATGGCTTTCCATTTATTGCGAACCTGCCCCTGAGCTTCAGCAAGAGATGCCTGAAAAGTGGTTTTCACGGAAGTCAGAGTACCAGTGTTCACGAACGCATAGAAACGTCCGGTGACGTTGTTCTGAAGTTCGAAAAGGAACTGGTCATCAGTCAGACCGACAGCATCTTCATAACCGTGTTCATTGATCGCTTCAATGGAAACAGCTTTCGCGTACTTTTCAACATTGATGGTAGCGTAGTCTTTCGTCTGAACAGATGCCTGAGAATACGGAATTTCATTCCCTTCCTCAACAGAGCCAGACTGAAGAGTGACAGACGCATATTTGGATTTCAGGACAGTCCCCGGAGTCTTGCGTATCTTTCGGGTGATACCCATGATATCCTGCAAGGCTTGCCAATTGTTGGCAAACCGAGTAACGAAATCGACCTCACGTGCGGTAGTATCGATATTCGCGGATTTGGTAAGTCTATCTTTTGCCATAATTTACCTCGTAGTTAGTACCCGAACAGTTCATGATTCTCAGAAATCGCCTGTTGTCTTTCAGCACGATCTTTGATTTTCATGATTTCTTCCTTCGTCATTCCACCGCCACCGTTGTTGTTCGGCGGTGTCGGAGTGTCTGCACCTTTTTCACCTTTTTCCTGAATGTAGTCTCCCCAATCTTCCTTGATTGCTTTCCGAAGATTTGAAGCATCCTTGATTTTTCCATCTTCGTCAAGCTCGATGTTGGTGACACCCATCCATTTAAGAACCTGCTTTGAACCCTTTTCAGACATTTTCATGTCAGCCAGAAGTTCTTTCAGAGCTGATTCTTTTTTGGCGTTTGTCGCTTTCGCTTCCTGTTCGGCTTTGTAATCATCAAACTCTTTCTTGAGTTTGTCGTAGTCTTTGCCTTCGCGTTCCTTTGCGTCGGTTTCGACCTGCTTTTTCAGATCATCCAGTTCCTTACGAGTGTCAGCAAGTTCTTTTGCTTTTGCGTCAAAATCAGATTTATTGCTGTCAATCTGCTCTTTGTACTTATCTCTTTCAGCTTTGATACCTTCAAGCGATTCAGTATGAGCTTCAATGATCTGGTCGATTTTGTCCGCTTCTAACCCCATAGCGGAAAGGAATTTTCGTGACAGGCTCATTTTTCGTTTTCTCCTTTATCGTATTTCCAAAAATAACCGCCAGCTGTCTGACTCCAACCACTTAAAGCGTTGTTTATTGCACTCCTCTTTATTCCAGTAACTTTACTGGCATATGCAATACTTTTGTATCGCGCAACAAACCCATTGTCGTCATATTGCTCTACAGCTTTCGACTTGCTATAGTCGATGTTGTATTGGTGATCGCACCATTCCAAGTTTTCAACTTTATTGTTTAGCGGATTCTCATCTTTATGATTTACCTCAGGTAAATTATCAGGATTATCTAAAAACACTAAAGCAACAAGTCTATGGACTGCTTCGCGATGCTTCTCACCATCCTCATCAACTAAAATCACATATTCGTACTGATGACCTTCGTTCCCTCTTTTACCGGGTTTCAAGTACTTCCCTTTACGATGTTGTGACTTGGTTGTTTCTACGAATTTCGGCAACGAAAAAATTTCGCCTTCATTACTGACAAGATACCTTTCTTCGTACCCCGGAATTTCCTTCCAGATTGACATATATTCTCCATTTCTTCGGATTATGTGAATCCCAGTTCTTCGGGTAGGTTCATTTTCGTGACGTCACGCAAATGATTAACAAAAAAAAGGCGGTCGGAATTCTTTCCGACACGCCTTCTCAGGGACAATGCCTTGATAAAGGTATTATACACGATTTTCTAAATTATGACAAGTTAGGAATAAACAGATAAATCTCGTATCGCTTCTATTATCCGTGCTTTGTTGAAATCGCTGAGTTCTGTACGCAATAATCTGCTAAACCATTCTCTTGAAATATTCATTTTATCTGCAACATCTTTGTTATATAATCCATTTTTTACGATCAACATTCTTATATCTAAATTTTCAAAACTTGCCATTATTTCCTCCTGACGATTGGCTCTATAAAATAAATTATATGTATTTATATTCTTAAAGTCAATTGTCAAGAATAACGGGATAAATATCAATTTTTCTGCAAAAATAATGATGTTTTCAACTAAAAATGAATATTTACTGATTTTAAATGTTCATTTATGACAAGTTGCTTATAAACAAA